GCCATCGAAACTAACTCCATTAATTGTCCTAGCTGTAGTTAGTTTGGCAGCACTACCTGTAGTGTTCTGGTTAAGAGTTGGTATATCTGCTGCAACTATAGCCCTGAAAGACGGAGTTCCTGTTGAACCATTTGGAGCGGCATAAAAAAAGTTAGCTGTTTGGCTACCAAAAGCAGCTAACTTGTTATTAAATGTTGTCCAATCAGTAGAGCTTAAGTACCCGTCGGCGGAAGTAGTAGCAACTGGAATACTAAAAACGCCAGTAGAACTATTATAAACTATTGGTGAAGTAGCTGATAAAGAAGTTAATCCTATTTTTGTAGCTATATTACCTACTACTTTATTAAAAGCAGTTATTATAGAGTCTGTTGCGCCGACTGTTCCAGCCGTGGAGCTAAACCCTGTTAATAAGGTTGAACGAACTCGAGGCTCTGTAAAGTATAAGTTAGTAGAACCTTCTGGCAAGCCGTCAGTATTTGTAGCCCCACTGCCAATAGAGCCAATAACCCAGCCGGTCTCCTCGTCCCAATTATAGTTAACTACGCTATCAGCTATTCCAGAGTCGACTTGCGCGTAATCGCCTGCTGAGGCTATTGGCCATGCTGTAGTTAAAGCGGATAGCGATGTATACTTGCCTTTATAATACTCATGGAAAGAACTTAAAGGCAAGTAGTTAGCAAACGTGTCATTAACCAGTTTTGCTGACGGGTACTGAACATTAGTCGGACTGCTCCATGCAGTCACTTTATTTGCTATATTCTCAGGCGTAAATCCTAGCGCGTCTTGTTTACTATTAAAAATAACCCAGTCAGAGCTAAGCAAATAGCCATCGGTAGTTGCATTGGCATTGTATGTTACCAGCAGTCTTTGACTGTACGAAACGTAGTACTTATTAAGCGTCTCCTTAACGTTGCCTGTGCCAAGAGTAACATCAGCCGCTAGCGTTTGGCCATTCACTCTACGACTGGCAGGCACAAATCCATTTATAGCGGCTTGTGTAGCATCACTAATTGGTTTATCTTTGTCCGCCGTATTATCTACTTTTTCTAAGCCTATGTCTTTTGCAGTAAGCCAGTGCGGGTTGCCTATTTCATTACTGTGGTCATATGCTATTTTTCCTAAGTCGCCATAGTAAGCATCAACGTGCGACACGCCAAGTTTTACCGCTGAAGATGTGTCTGTTAACTTTACAAAAGACGCGCCATTAAAAAAGTATAGCCCTTCAGTAGGTAACTGGGAGGTAGCATTTTTTACAAAGTATAGCTTACCTGTTTGAGGGTTTTTTACTTCGCCTAAAACAAAGTGCGTTTTTACAGAGTCAATAGTGCTCTGTAGCGCTGTAAAAGCTCTGACTAAATAAGACGCAAGGCCTTGGTCTTTTATTGGCGGTTGCTCTATAGCCACTATCTCACCCCATTCTTTGTATACTCGGCATTAAAGCCGTAAAATACAACTTCTTCAAAACCTCTAAACTCAAATCGTATAGCTAACAATTCGCCTGTAGCTCTTACGTCTATCTTACGGTCTGATATTGGGTCGAATGTAATAGCATCGTTCCATCTAACTGCTGAGTTATTAAAGTCGTGAACACCAACATACAACAAAGCCTCTCCAGGTCCACTGTTAGCAATAACGGTTAGATGAGGATAGATACGCGTCAAAGTCTTAACTTCAATTTGTCCATCTAGTGCCCAGTTAGTCTTCTCAAAAATAGTCGCCAAAGGTAACAGGCTGCCCGAGCCTTCACTTAAGAAGTTTCTAGCCCCATTCATTTGCTCTATGTGGGACATATTAGGACCTACACAAAACAAATCAGTTTTTAATAATGATATGCTAAAATTGTCCCAAATGTTAGTAGAGCCTGTAGCGAGTGGAAAACTAGGTTCGCCATCAAAACCGATTCCTTGAAACGTTTGTCCTAGTTCAATAGGCAGGTTCCAATTATTCCAAATGTCGAAGTAAGCGCCTAACTCATCCCATGGGTATACAGGTCCTAAAACAGGCCCAAAGCAAATACTCGACATCTTACCTAGACCAAACTGTTTACTTGCTAAGCGAGTAATACCAAACTGTTTAGTAACATAGTTATACACAATAGCCATAGAAGGAAATACGTAGTCACCTTCGGGAAAGCAAAACCAAATTTCTGTCTTTGCAACATTAACTACAGCATAACTATTTTTATAGTAACGTTGACTAACATTGTTAAATAGCGACTTCAACGTGCCTGTCAACAAAGATTGCACAGTAGTTCCGTCATTAACAATAATGTCGCTTATTGTTATAACATAATGTAAGTTCTCAGCTTCTACAATACAATTTTGGCTAATACATCCATAAGATGAAGTAAGAAGCCGGCGCCTAAATACAAACTCATCACCAGTGTAATCAAGCACATGAATAGCGCGCTCAGTATAAATACAAAAAGAGTCTCTAAGAGACAGTCCGTCGACAATAACTCCATAATCTCCTCCTATTGATTCTTTGCTTGCAAGTGTTGACAAATCAAGTTCGTCCCAAGAAAAGGGTAAACCGTTTGTATCCGCAGGATGGGACCACCTATACGAATATGGGTACTCTGTGCCTTGCTCGGTTAAGTTAAGAGCAAACAAGAAGTTTTTATGGCTTCTTAACGCTTTGCAGCGAATGTTTTTTTGCTTGAAAGTTTTAGTAGGTGAAAATGGAAGCCCTTTTAATAATTCACCAAACTGGCCTGTCCAGTACTCTGGAAAGAACTCGCTATTATTAACACAAGTAACAAACCCTGATTTGCACGTAGTCCACAAGTTCTTGTCTACACTACTAAGCGCGCCTGCAGCAGCTCTGTCTATTGATGTTATGTCAATAAAAGACGACCCATCAAAAAGATAGTCGTGAGTAACTCCTGACAGTACAAAATAGTACTGATTACGGATTTGCCCTGCTAAGATATTTATAATAGGATTTGGCACAGCGTCCCAAGGTCCTTTTGATGAACCTTTAGGAGCAAATACAGATTGCTTAGTCGCAACAAGCATGTTGTTGAAACTTACAAAGTTTATAGCTCTTGTAAAAACATTATCAGGTAAATAGCACTGCGGTAAATCAAGATTTACTGATAAGTTGTTGGCTTGTATTGTTGCTTTTTCCATTAACTAGTATTTCCGATAAATTAGCTTGGGCCTGTATCTGACCGTACGTAGCTTTTGTATTGTCCATAATGAGCATTGCTTGCGCAACTATTGCGCACCGTTTTATATCTAACGGTTCACCTGTTTGTGTGTCTATTCCTTTAATAGACATATACCACGCACAAGTGTGTATCTTGTCGTTCTTTATCTCTTGGCACTTACTGCCAAGCGGGCAAGTTATTAATTCTTCGAGCATAAAATTAACCCTAAGTACCTGGGAGCCCAGCTTGCGGCTCCTGCGTTCACTCCTATAGCTAAGCTACTAATCGAGTGAACGTGTGCTCCAGCCTCGCCCACGCTTAAACTTACTGCCTCCAACTGTATATTTGGGGTGCCTCCTACGAAAGCCCCTGCATAAGCGCCAACTAGCACGCTAGGAACGCTCAGACTATGAGTATGGGCACCTGCTGGGTCTGTTACTGCGCCGGACGCGCTATGTGTATGCCCAGGCACTTTGTCGTTGTATATTGGATTGTCTGTGCCGCCGCCGGTATGCCCTGCCCCCACTATAAGCATGTAAGTTGAGGATAAAGAAACCAACGTCCACCCTGGAGGAGGGGTCGCATTATAAAAAGGTAATACAGTACCCGCTGGAAATTTCGCATCAGCTATCGCTGTAGCAACATCTACCGTCAAACCAGCAAGATGGTTAATCTCATCTTCTGTAGCTAAAATCTGCTTTGAGAATCCATTACCGCCAGACCCCGGAAACGTGCTTTTTAGAACAGATTTTATAAGGCGTAGATGATCATCACCTTGGGGGCCAGGGTCAGTACCTAACGGCCAAGAGTCATTCAAGCCGTCTAAAAATGTCGTAGTTTCTAATCCCATAACTTTAGCCTAATTTAGTCTGTAAAGGTGTAGTGCCTGACCATTGAGTACGATAGTCTGTATTTTCGATGTTATCAAGTTCTTCTTTAAACCGTACGTCCCATAATGTGGCGGCTTCTGCATCCTTGACAAAAGCATATAATTCTACTAACAAACCAAACACATATACTTGGGGGCAGCTTATACTTAGCCAATTTTCATTAGCGGCCTCTAGAGGAGGCACTTGCTGTTCGTACCGAATGTGCAAAGCTTCTGTGCCGTCATTTAAAAATGCCCAAGGAACTTTAAATGCTGCATTTGTTACTGTGTAGTAAGGTTTACTTATGCCATTTGCCAGCACTTTATCAAAGTAGTACTCGCTAATATACTGGAATATAGCTTCTCCAGTTGCATTTACCAGCTTTACTTGCTTTAAAAATAGCAAGTCAGCAGGAAACGGAAACGTAGTATCCGTTGTAACAATAGGTATAACTAAATCTACTAAGCT